CTAGACAAATTGAACACTCTGTTAGAAGTGGCAACACCTCTAATAAGTGTTCAACCTGTTATAATAACTATTGGATATTTGCGTTGCACTTTTTCTGTTAGACATCTACTTTCTCAATGGCCCATATTTTTAGCAGAAGCTTACTCACAATTGAATTTGAAATTCAAACCTGAAAAAGTCAATAAGCTATTACGTGGTCTTTTATAAGCATATCTTTCCCTCCTTACATACAAATGAAAATACTAGTAATCGACGTTCCAAATCTTTTTTACAGAACTGTTGCAGCTCATTCAAATAAGTATGGAGGAACTATTGATGAGAAGGCAGGGTTAGCTTTGCATAGCTGTCTTATAGGTATGAATAAGTGGTACAATAGTATCAAACCTGATCAAGTAGCAGTGGTTTTTGAGGGTTCTCAGAATTGGCGAAAGACATATACCTCAAGCAGTCAGTGTCATTCAAAGACACTCTATAAAGGTAATCGTGTCAAAGATCCAAGTATGGAACATTTGTTTGACGTTATCAACGACTTTGAAAAACTTGCACGAGAACATACTTCAATAGTATGTCTTTCTGCTCCTGAGCTTGAAGGCGACGACTTGATTGCAGGTGTCACTCAAAAGTTTGCATCAAATGGTGATGAAGTAGTGATATTGTCAGGAGATAAAGACTTCAAACAATTGCTCAAGTATTCCAATGTATCACTTATCAATCCTGATGATGGTAAAGCACGTCAGTGTGATGATCCTGAGTACTTTATGTTTGAAAAAGCAATTCGTGGTGATACTGGTGATAATGTAAGATCTGCATTTCCACGAGTTAGAACAACCCGTTTAGAAAAAGCATTTCGAGACCCTTATGAAATGACACTTTTGATGAATGAAACTTGGTCTATGCCTGATCCTGTTTCTGGTGAAAAAAGAACTTTCTTAGTTCGTGATTTGTTTGAAGAAAATCAGTTACTCATGAACTTGGAAAAACAACCAGACGAAATTAAGCAAATCATAAACGAAACAATTGAACATAGTTTTGCAACTCATGGCAAGTTTTCGTTATTTGCTTTTACTAAGTTTTTAGGTCAGCACGGTCTAAAACAAATCGGAGATAACTCTCAAAAATTTGTCAATTTACTAAGTTGTAAACCACCGGGAGGAACTTCTAATACTATGCCAATAAAGAAAGGAATACTAACATTCTAAAATAGATGCTATTTTTTGATTTATAAATAATTCCAGACATAATAATACTTTATGTTGTGAAGTAAGTTATATTATAACATATACTAATAATTTTGTAAATACTGGAGAAATCTAATATGGCAACAACACCAAAAACTGCAACAGCTCCTGTTTCTTCTTCTGTTGAAACTGGTAAAATTGAAATGAAAGCAACAAATATACCACATATCTTTATGGTTGATATTGACGACTCAGGAATGTATCGTGAATGTGCAATTGTGAAGTTATTTGATGATGGATCAATTGCATATGTTCAAATTGACACACTCCATCCAATTGATAAGGCAAGACTGAAAAAAGTTGTTACTAGTATTCATGCGGACAAATACCCTCTTTATGAACTACTTTCACAGGCAAAATTTTCAAATGGACTCAATGCGCTCGATTACTGTCACGTCAATTTCGTCAAAATCAAACGTCCAAAAGGAACATCGATGACATCAAATTCAATCTTATCAACTAGCATATTCAAAGATGCGGATCATATGATTGGATCAGACTTTGTCAATCCTGCAGAAGCACTACTTGATCAAACTACAAAAACGTTCATGTAAAAGAAAACCGTTTACATTTCAATGGACCTTGTGGTATAATAATCATGTAATCAAATTATACCACTAGGTCCATTTTTATGCCAGATGAAAACGAAGTAAAGCTGTATTTTGGACGTAAACCTGAAGGTGCAATGACTATTGATGATTTGTTCATTGGCTTTTTACAAAAGCATCAGTACTTAATTGACCATGCAGTTGATGATTTAGTCGATTGTATCAAAAACTTCTATTTGCCTACTAAAGTTTTTCACACATTCAATCCGCTCATTCCTAACTTTATGGATGATGAACCTGCATCTCAACTGATGTGGATGCTCGGACCTGATGGAACACATATCCATATGTGCGAAGATGAACATATGATGAAAAAACTATCATTCATGGGACCCGGTGAGGTATTATGCGATGATTATCGTAGCTTTGAACAATTACCAATAAAAGGAAACTATGAAACCTAACTTTCGAATAATCAACTTGGTGAATGACATCATGTTCGGAACTGACAATATAGATGAAGTAATTCATTACATATTGACACATGAAGATACTGAAAGTTATCTCATTCTGAAACAAGATAATCATGGACATCGAATTATCAAAATAGAAGGAACTTCATATGATGCAATTGAAATGTGTTTGTTAGAAAGCATATTATGAAAACAATATCTGAAGTAACACTTCTTGCTGAACAATGTGGGGCTCAACTAGAACTTGGGCTATTATCTAAATTAGTTTTTACTGAAGGCGAGCTAATGTCTTTTACCAAAGAGATAGCTCGTGAAGCAGTTAGAGCCATTGATGATGGTAATGGGAGTATGAGTTCTATGGCAGAAAATGCATGGCGACAGACATGTTGTAGGGAGATAAGAGAGAAGTTTGGATTGTAGTACTTCTGAAAGCAAGCTATAAATAATAGACCAACCGTCAAAAAGTTGGTGTATAATATAATGATCATTGAGATATAGCTATAATGATCACTTATAGTAGACATTCAAATGTCTACATCTTACACGGCCTTAGAGCACGGGACATCTACTGTTCCATTTTCATGTGATTTAAGGTAACGGTGCTGAAAAGCCAAAAAACCGAAGGCTTGCACCCCGTTGGGCAACATAAGAATTACCGTTGATTTATCTGATGAGACTTTTATGGAGTGCTTGATGCGAACAAACAATTAGAGAGGGAACAAATGAAATACACACTAACCTTAGTGGCAGCACTTTGGGGTATGGCAGGTATGTCACACTCTGAAAATGCTTCTGCAAAAGTGCACCATGTTTATCATCGTCACCAACATCATTCAAATGATTTTTCAAAGAATGGTACAGGTGAAGAAGTAAAAGTAAGGCATGGAAGGGGTGAAAGTGGAAAGTCATCGTATAAGAATGAACCGCTTTCTGTTAATCAAAAGAACATCATTACTTTAGCTTATAATACGGCAAAAGCTGATGGTCTTCGACAACCAGAAGTTCTAGCTGGTATAATTTACCAGGAAAGCAAAGCCGGTGAGGCGGCTAAGTTTAGAACCTCAAAACATAAGAAGGCTTGTGACCAAACTGTCGGGTTAGGGCAAATCAAAACTAAAACTGCAAAATCAGTTATGAGAAGATTTCCTGAACTGAAACAAAAGTTTGGAATACCAGATAGCCAAATAGAGAATGCACTTGCATACAACGACAAGTTCAATGTTGCTGTTGCCAGTAAGTATCTTGTCTATCTGAGCACAATGTATAAAGGTGATGCACTCATTGCCAGTTATAACCTGGGAGAAGGTGGTGTTAAAAAGCTACGTAATCCTAGCAAGTTGCCTTATGTACAGGTGGTTAATAAGCATATTAGCCGTCTAAATCTATAACAACAGAACATACGAGAATATGTGTTATAATATATTCTCGTATGTCACTTTTTACATTATGTATGTCATCAAGCGAGTCGTCTTCTACCTTTGCATCAAAACTACAAAACCTAATTCATACTCATATTCCGCTACATGGGAAAGTATCTGCAACCGGCTTTCAACAAGTAAGATGCGCATGTTGTAACGACCATTCCCCCCGTGGAGGTTGGCGAATTGAACCAACTGAAATCATGTACCACTGCTTCAATTGTGGGGTTGTTGGAAGTTGGAAGTTAGGTGATGAACATCTCTCAAAAGAGTTTCAAAGAATTCTTAAAGAGTTTGGAGTTCCTGAACTTGAACTAAATGAAGCTAAAAGTCATCTATTCTTCAATAAGTCAAAAACTTCCCCTGAAGAGAAAGTTATCACATTAGAGACTCTTACTAAAGTTGATCTTTTTACTCCTGAAGTATCTTTACCTGCTAATTCTGTTAGGCTTGAGCCAACACTTCACATTCAGGAATGTGAATTCTTATGGAACAAATATAGACTGTCTGCTAATGACTATCCGTTTTTTGTTAGCACAACTTTGCCAAACCGTGTTATAATACCATTTTATAAACAAGGGAAATGTATCTATTGGCAAGCAAGAACAATATTGCCACACGAAAATCCAAGGTATCGTAATTGTGAAGTCAAAAAAGATGCTGTGATTTTCAATCACGATGAAATCTTTCGTTACTCTGATAAACCACTCTTCATATGTGAAGGTGTCTTTGATGCTATTCATATCAATGGAATAAGCCTTTTAGGTAGTAAGCTCACTAATGCTAAGATAGAGCTACTACAAAAATCACGACGAGAACTAATCTTCGTGATTGACAAAGATGCTAATGGACAATCATTAGCACGACGTGTGTTGAAAGAGGGGCTGGGTTGTATCACATTTGTTACAGATGCCTCCACAAAAAAATCAAAAGCTGACATATCATCTCGAATTGTCGAAACTGGCAAAATCTGGACTGTGTATGAACTCCTTCAAAATAGGATATATGATGAAAAGAAAGCAACACTTTACATAAACTTTTTACCACAACATATAAGGAAATAAATGATAGAAGATCAAATAGAATACAATCTTGATGTTCAGAAACTTCTAGTTGAAAACCTATTGAGCAATCCTGAACTATTTGCTCGTTGTAATAAAATCCTTTCCCATGAATACTTTGATGTAGCTCTGAATAAACCTGTCAAGTTTATTCGTGAATACTTTGAAGAATATAGAACAGTGCCAAATCCTAAAACGATTGCTGCTACTACAGGGTTTCAATTTGATGTTGCTGAAACATTGAATAAAGCTGACCAAGATTTTACTGCAAAACAAATAGAAAGCTTTTGTCGTAATTCTGCAGTTTGGGCAGCTGTTATGAAAGCTCCAGCTTTACATGATAAAGGTGACTTTGGAGCTATTTGGCAATTGATAAAAGAAGCTGATGCTATTTCTCTAAATCGAGATTTAGGTATCAATTACTTTGATAATGTTGGGGATAGGTTACGCGACTTGTTGAATAATTCTCCAACAATATCAACAGGTTGGGCTGAAGTCGATGAAGCTATAGGTGGAGGTATCAATAGGCAAGAATTACTGTTACTAACAGCCGCAAGTGGCATCGGTAAAAGTATCTGCATGTCAAACTTAGGTATCAATTTAGTTGAACAAGGATATAGTGGGGTTTATTTCTCACTTGAACTTGCAGACCGAATTGTATGTAAGCGATTTGATAGTATGGTAACCGGTATTGGTCAAGCAGATATTCTGAAGAATATCTCAGCAGTTGAGTCTAAAGTAGAAAACTTTAGAGGGAAACATGATGCAAAACTTTTTGTAAAACGATTTCCTGAAAGTGTTACTACTGCAAACGACTTACGGGCATATCTTAAAGAGTTTCAACAAACTTATGGCTTTACCCCAGATTTCATCATAGTTGATTATCTTGATCTGATGGCAACTAATAGAGGTATTAGTAATGAGAACATTTGGTTAGCAGATAAGTATAAAGCAGAAGAACTTCGTGCATTAGGATTAGAGTTTGATTGTGCAGTTATTACGGCTTCACAATTAGGAAGAGGTTCTCTGGAAGCAGAGAAAGTTGGACAACAACATATTCAAGGGGGATATTCAAAAGTACAAACTTGTGATATAATGATAGCTATCATTCAAACTGATTTGATGCGAGCAACAGGTGAATATCAATTTGAATATACTAAAGTACGTAATGCATCAGGAACCGGTTCTCATACATTATTGAAATGGGACCCTATTGCATTACGAGTTTCTAATTGGGAAGAAGGTAATCAAGGATTACGAATAAAGCCAAAATCTGAAACTATAAATACTATTTTGAATACTAACGGATCCATAATTGGAAATAAATTCAATCAAAATGAATCTACTAGTAGATCAAATCTTTTAGATTTGGTCGGAAAAAAATGATTTTATAACCACACACAACATAAAAGAGGAAATCAAAATGGGAGAAACAAATGAACAAGTTCAAACTATCACTATTGACGGTGTTCAACATGAACTTGCAAAATTTTCAGTTGAAGTACAACGTTTAGTTCAAATTCATCAAATCTGGGAACAAAAAGTTATCGAAGCTGAGCTTGAACATGCTCGTGCTCGTGCTGCTGTTCGTGATTTGAATGCTGAATTATTGGCTAAATTGAAATCAGAATTAGAACCTGCTTCTGTTGCTGACGACGAAGCTACTGATCCTGCTGAAGCAGTATAAGTTCTAAACACTGAGTAAAAACTGAAAAGGGCCGAATATGAAAGTATTCGGCCCTTTTGTTTATCCATGTAAGTAGATAAATAGTTTTTATTATCTAACATTATAGACACTTACTATATGGCAACAACATTTGAAGATTTACCTATAAAGAAGTTTATTGCTCAATTGAAATCAATAGGTTCTTATACGATTTCAGCTCAAGCAGATGGACTTACTTTTTACTTTGGTATTGATACTGATGGTCAATTCTATACTAGTGCTTATTCTCCAAATAAACGAACAAAGTTTTCATATAAAGTAACTGATTATCAATTACGAGTAGAGAATAATCAATTTAGAGCAGCACATAAAGCTATCTCCAAGTTTATCAACGAAATCAAGGATATCCTTGATGAAGGACAAGCAATTGAATGTCAATTAGAAGCTCATGCTGAAACTCAATTTGGCAATACGTTTAGCAAAATCATTCTTGTTAGACCAGTAGTTGGAGAAGCAACTATTGCAGATAGCAAAATCATTGATACATTATATGATGCTATTGGTGATAAGAAATCTCAAGTAAAGGTCAAACAAATAACATCTATCAATGGAGAAGATCTTGAAGAACAAGAAGTGATCACTTCTTGGAAAGTTACTAAGACTAAATCAGTCAAGGGTAACGGAATGTTATCTTCTGGTAAAATGAAAAGTATCTTATCCAACTTACAAGACTTTCTTGTAAAAGATAATGAAGTAGCTCATCATCATGGATTGGAACTTAGCAATTATGATGTTGCTTCAATCAATCTTACCCAAGTTCCAATGAAGTATCGTGATGTCATTGAAACAGAACGCGATAAACTTAACAATGAAATTCTTACTAAGTATAAGTTCCCTATCAAAACAGAACTATTGAAGTCAATTGAAGATAGTATCGGTTCTCAAGCAGCATTACTTCATAAAGGTTCAGGAGACAGTACGTGGATTGCTTCAAGCGAGTTCAAAGCTGATGGTCGATTTGATACTATTCCAAAACGCGAATTGAACGGAATGATAAGAACTACCGATAAGAAAGCTTCTCTTGAAGATAGAGGTGGAATTGAAGGGATCTTTCAACAAAGAATGGCACAACTATTTGGAGTACCAGAACTACAACGTCCACAATCAGCTAACTCAATCTTCAAAACTCTTAGAGGCACAACTCCTCGTGATACTGCAGCAGCTTTTGCCCAACAATTGAAAGAGATGAGCTTTAGCGGAGTAAAGATGAAGGTTCAAGCAGTGCTAAAACATTCAAAAGAAGAAGCTGAGAAAAAGTTACAAGAGTTCAAAGATACAAGTAATGATTTCAAACAGGTCACAGGCGAGTCAGAAATTACCTATACTCAAGACGAAATAAAAGATAATCTTGGATATTATGCTCAAGCAATTGAAAGCTATAATGATAGAATGTCTGAAGTTGGAAGAAGTAAAAGTTTCACTGACTTGATACTTGCTTTATATGGGGATCGTATCTATTCAATTCACGGACAACAAGTAGCGGAATGTGTTATTGAAGAAGGAAGTAAGTTACAAAATGTATCATTAGATCAAATCAAGAATATGCATGGTCATGATATTTGTAGTGCATATACCGCAACATTGTTAGCGACTATGCTTCTGCTTCGAACACAGATTAGAAATGCAGTTCCTCTTATCAAAGATATGAAACATGCTACACTAAAACATAAACCTGATGCTACAATGAGCCAATTGAATTTTTGGGGAACTATGGTCTTTAGTCCATACATTGCTGCAATGAAAGATAGTATCTCATCAGATACTACAAGTGAATTGAAAAAGTTATCAGGACGAATAACAAAACAACGAATTGAAAAGATACATAAAACATTATCATCTGGCAGTTTTGTTCAAGATTGGGATTTACAAGAAGAAAATGCTAAATTGATTACTATGCGTCTTGAAACCCGCAGTCAATCAATAAATATGTCAATCACTGGAATAAGACATTGGGATGATATTGAACTAAGTGATAGAAATACTGTCATTTCTAAAGTCTTTTACTATTTACAACAACATGTTCATGGTTCCCCGCTTTTGGCACCTTTACGACAATTGGCAACAACTACACTGACACATGCAGCAAAAGATAACACTAATATGACAAATAAGAATTCTACTTCTTTACAAGATATTGACGAGTCATTTACTTTCATTCAAGAATTGTCTTCTTTAGTAAATGAAACTGAAATGGGGTCTAATACAACTCAAACTGCTTTTAGTTCAGGTGCTAATATACCTTCTTGGGCAGATTTTATAGTAGCAACTGATCCTTCTTCAGATGGACAATCAAAACAAACTAAAGCGGCACCTGTCGGTAATAAAGCCCTATCAAACAATCACTTACTGGTCAAATTTATGAATGGAAAACCAATAGTAAAAAGGAAAAGAGACTTTGTCAAAAAACCAAAATTTGTTCGAAATGCGGAACAAGTTGTTAGAGAAGATGGTGAAGGGGGAGATAGTGGAGGCGGTGTTGATGCAAGTGTTACTTCATCAGCTGCAATTGCAACATTCCCTGCACGATTATTTGAACCTGCTAATGATACCAAAAAGAAAGAAAGTGGGAAAAAGAAAAAGAGAATTCTGAAACGAGTCATTCCTGGGTTCAAACATTTGACTGCGGTTAGTGAAAAGACACTTTCAATGTTTGATGATTTGTACTATGCAATTGTTGAATGGACTGATGAAGACTTCAATGGTGATCCTTTGACAGATGAAGGTTTCAAATTCTTGAAAGAACAACGAAACATTATTGCATCGGTGGTGGATCGAGCACCTCGTAAATGGCCTTCTGTCAAATTAGTAGGAACTAAAGATCATCTTACTACATTCTTATCAAAAGACTACCAAGCAGATGCATCATTTATTACATCTGCTATCAAACCAATGATTGGGGAGTAACAATCACAATGAAGAATACAACTGACTTTCTAATGGACATTTTAGCTGAAATTGAACAACCCAATTCATTCAATGCTCCTAAAGATCAAAATACAACTAGTGCTCCACCTAAAGATCACTTTACTCTACCAAAAGGGATTTCATTTGATCCGAATACAAAGCTAACTCAACGAGATGCATCTAACTTGATACAACAAGCACAGGATAAAGCAGAAGAAGTTGATACTATTGCTTTTGGACTTGAACTAAATGATGGAGAAATTGTCAAGGTATATGTTGCTACTCCTGATGCTGAAAGCTTTGAAAAAGCAATGAGTGACTTGTTAGGTAAAGAAGATGACATTGAAACTGCTATCAATGATTTAGCAGGAGAGTTTGATATCGTATCAGTCGAATGGCCTGAAGATGATATGACTGGTGATGGTTCTGTTCCAGGAGAAGGCGAAGAAGTTGGAGATGCTGCACTGGATAATGAAGGTGATGGTAATGTAGATGATTTAGCTGACAAGAAAGAAAAGAAAACTAAACTTGGCTTCAATCTAAATAGTGACGATGATGAAGATAAGAAAGGTGATGAAGATAATCTTGAAGGTCCTTCAGACGATGATAAGAAGAAGGATGATGAAGATGATGATGCATTTGGTGGATTAGACTTCGGTAAGAAAGACGACGATAGTGAAGAGGAGGAGAAAGACAAACCTGCTCTTGACGACGAAGAAGAAGAACCTGAAGATAAGGAAAAACCAACACCTCCTAAGAAGAAACCAGCAAGTAAAAAGAAACCCGCAAGTAAGAAGAAAGAAGAGTTGAAAGATAGCATTCAACAATCTTCTCATTCCTGGCTATTCTCTTCGTTCTTGAACGAAGACACTCTTTCGGAAGAAAGTAAGAAAGAAGATGAAGCTGAAGAGAAGATTGAAGACCTGTTCAAGACTGCTATGCAACGTAAAATCATTCGTCTTATCATTCTTCTTGGAATGCCAGCTTTACGTTTGTCACAAGGTAAAACTTTGCTTCGTCATGGTGTGAGAGAAGCAGCTCTAGGAATGGTCAATAACCCTAAAGGTCGTATCTTTTTGCATCGTTCATTGAAAGAGTTAGAAGACATCTTGGGAACCGGGGAAGCTGAGAAAGCTGAGAAAGAACTTACTTCTACTAAAAGTAAGAAAGAGAAGATTGATGAAGCAGCTACGTCTCATGGTACTACTGCAATGTTTGAGTACATTCTTCAACTTCTTGAAGCATTGGGAGTTCCACATGACTTATTGCATTCTCGTAAGTCACTACTAAGACAAGCATTGAAACCAACAATTGTTCATCTTATCAAACATGGCAAACTTCGCAACTATGTAGCAGGATTAGCAAAAGCTTTAGGTATCAAGCAAGTACATCCCCATGAAGAAAGCGATAAAGATGATGATGCTATCGTAAAAGAAGCGGTTGATTTAGGTAATGATGCTTATCTATCATTGGTCTCAACATTAGCTTCATCACTGGGTATTCCTGATGATAACTTGAACTATAAGAGATCTAATCTAATTCAAGCTCTTCGTCAACGCAAACAACAACTCAACTTGCCAGCAGTTAGAGTTAGGGCAGCCGCTTTAGCAAAAACGTTATCAGCAGGAAATGTCAATGAAGAGGAATTGCAAGTAGTGTATGAAGAAGCTTATCGTCACTTACGAGACAAAGCAGTTGATCTTGGCATGTGGAGCATTGGAAAAACTGGGGAAAGAGTAAGATTTGCAATTGACAGTCTTGAGATAAAGTTAAGTTCAACTGAAGCAAAGAACTTGCATCATGCAATTGACAATGGCTTCGAGACAACTGTTAGTTCGGGTAATGAACATTTCAACTTCAAACCAGTCAATCATGGAGTAGAGTATGTTGTTACACCACTTGATAGTGATAACGAATTTCATAAAGATGGTATCAAGCTAGGTAAACGATCAGTTGAAGCATTCTTGAACTTATGGTAAAGTATTCATTCCCAAAGTTGAAACGTATAGAAGAAGGCGGGTATCGGTTATATGAAACTCCCGAAGGTAACTATTACCCTTCTATAACTTCTATTCTTGGGCATACAGTAAGTGAAGAAAAGAAGACAAGTCTAACAAGTTGGCAAAACTCATTAGGAACTGATAAGGCAGCAGCATATACTCAAGCTGCTGCATCTAAAGGTACAAATGTTCATACTATGATTGAGCGATATTTGAAGAAAGAAGACATGAAGTTCAACGAGTTTAGTCATGACGATGTCAATGTATTCAATGCACTGAAGTTGAAGTTGAACCAAATTACTGATGTCATTGGTTTAGAAGCACCTCTCTATTCTGATTTACTTGAACTTGCAGGAACAACTGATTGTATCGGAACCTATAAAGGTGTTCCCTCAATCATAGACTTCAAGACTTCATGTCGCATCAAGAACGAAAAAGACATTGCTGATTACAAACTTCAATGTTGCTTTTATGGGATTGCAATGAATGAGAAGCATGGAACTGATATTGACCAAGGGGTTATTCTTATGTCAGCTCAAACAGGATTTCCTATTGAGTTTTCATTTAGACTTTCTGCTCAATTACCAACATTGATTGAACGGGTTGATACTTTCTATTCGAAAATGGCTAAATAGTATAACTTATACACACACTCACGGAGCAAATATCCAATGTTCAATTACCCTTTCGTTGATACTACTCAACAAATCTCTTTACCTACTGATAATGAAGTATCATTTACTTCTAATGCTCCTATTGATGGAAGCGAATTTCCGTTAGGGCCACAAGAAGCACCTGAACAGACAGCAATTGACATATCAAAGTACTTCTTTTATGTAGGTGAAGCACGTCAGACTAACTATGACGTTCCAGTTGCTAATAATAGCGGGTCAATATGTAATCAAGAAGTGTCTAATGACATATATGTTGATATTGACATCATGGTTAGTTGTCCGAATAAGACTGTGAAATTGACAAAACGTATCAAGCTTTGCAAACAATCGTTAGCTCGTGAAGCTGAATGTAAAGATGCAATACTCAGTTCAATGGCAACAGTTGTTGAAGGACAGAAAGAAGAAGCAGGAGTAAAGTCACAAACCCAACGCATGCTTGAACTTGCCGGGATCAACCATCCAAAGAATTACGTTCTATAACGAGTACTCATAATATGGCAATCAATAAAACGCTCATTTTACTGACAACTGAAAAAGAGAACTGGGTTCCACAAGAACTTGAAAAAGTTGCAAAAGCAAAAGGTTTCAACGTTCTTACTGTCAATCCTGATACTTGCTTCATTTCGCTTGCACCTGAACCATTCATTGCCCATGAAGGAAAGAAGTTTGAAGGTGCTGACATAGTCATTCCTCGATTATCAGAAGACAATCTTGACTATAAGTGTGCAATCATCAATCATCTCGAAAAGATGGATATCAAAGTACTGAACACTGGTAAGTCAATGCGAATTGCTAGTAACAAAGTTGAGACACAAATCCTGCTCAATGATGTTGGGCTTAGTACTCCAAAGACTGCGGTTTTTACTAATGAAGAACAAATTGATGCAGCACTTGAAGCTATTGGTGGTGAATTCCCAGTCATTGTCAAAACTCTATTTGGAACACATGGCGTTGGTGTAGTAAGAGCTGATAGTAAAGCAAGTCTTGTTTCGCTCATTCAACTTCTGTTGAAATCAGGTGAGCAGTTTATGCTTCAAGAGTTCATTGAGCATTCTGAAAGTGCTCGTGTTCTTTTATTAGATGACAAGGTACTAGCTTCAGTTATGAGAACTATTCCTGACGGGGATTTTAGAAGTAATGCTCATCAAGGTGCAGAACTCAAAAAACATGAGCCAACACAAGAAGAACTTGATGCATGTATCAAAGCGGCTAAAACTTTAGGCATTCGACTTGCTGCAGTTGATTACATCCTAAATGGCGATGACATTGTAATATTGGAAGTCAATGGCTCTCCAGGATTTGAAGCAATGCAAAAAGTGATTGACGAACCTATTGCTGATGCTATCATTGACTTCTGCTTAGAACAAGTTGGTGGGGAAGGTGATGAGAAAGAGGAAGAAGTAGAACCTACTCCATCAATAGAAGAAGAGGAACCTAAGGAAGAAGACGAGAAAGAAGACGAGAAAGAAGTTGAAGTTGTTGAAGTTCCACCTCATGATGTTGAAGGAGACAAGATTGTCGGGTCGCTTACTAAAGTCATTATCAAACATTTCAATAATGAAGAACCAATTGAAGCTCGTGTTGATACTGGAGCAAGTATCAGTTCCATTCATGGTGATAACATTGAAGTAGATGATACAACTATCAAATTCACTTTTGGTAAAACTCGCTATAAGTTTCATTTAGCAAGAACATCCAAAATCAAGCAGTCAAGTATTGATGATCCTGATGAACGTCCAGTCATTCGTGTAGACATGGTCATTGATGGTATTACTCTTCGAAATGTTGAACTTTCCGTTACAGACCGAGAACATATGGAGTATAATATACTTTTGGGACGTAAGACATTAGCATCAGGTGGTTTCTTAGTCAATCCTGCAGCAGGAGTACTTGATAACGTAAGTCAAGAGGATGAGCAAGAACACCAAGAAGAACCTGTTTCTCCTGAAGAAGAACAACCTTCAGGTAATGAAGAAGAATAACATAATCTCTCTCCCATAAACATAATAAAACTATAATATGATAAAATCGCCCTTTTATGTTGTACAAGATTTTTTGTCACCAAAACAATGTGAAGAGATACTTCATCAGTATGAAGTAAAGACTCCTAACACAAATTTAGTTGGAGACCCGATAAAGTTAGAAAAGACAATGGAACCTGCTAAAGGTCAAACACTCATAATGCAGAAACTACGTGAGCATATTCCATTGTTAGAAACTCATTATAATGCTGCATATCGTGGAACTGAGTCATTAGTCATTAGTCATTATCCGGAGTTTCATAAAGCTCCGGCTCAACAAGCTGGATGTGAGAATTCTCATTATATCAAAAAGAAATGGCTAAAAGTAAAAGATGTTGATTTGACTGGAATTATTTGGCTAAAAGAGTATAATGGTGAAGTTCCTTTAGATCCAAGACATGAAGTATATGGTGGAAAAATCGAGTTTCCTACTTATGATTTCTCTTTAGTTCCACAACGAGGGTCTTTGGTAATCTTCCCAGCATATCCGCATTTCATTCATTGCATTAGTCCGATATTAGTTGGAGATTTGTATCAGATCAAAGTGAATATAGCTCTTAGTGCAAAAAATGGAAGTATGTGGTTATATCAACCAAAAGAGTTTCAGGCAAATGGGACAGACTTTATTGGATCATGGTTCAAAGATTTTTTGTAAATAATAGAATATGACATATTTCTTCTAAAGTATAGGATTTTTATACAATGAAACAACAATACCAACGTCTTACTGAAGCTTTTGAAAACCGAAAATGGAACAAAGGTGAAGTAAAGTTCAGTGAAACAAAACTTTCAGATCCGCATGTCCAAAAAATTCTTAAGGAAGTAGCACGTATAACTAATACTTCTATAAAAGAAGTAGAAGATGATATTCAATCAAAGCTTGATGACTTTAAGGATATTGCTACTAAAGCACCTATCCTATATGGAACTATTCTCAAAAACTTTATTGAGGATACAACCTTCACCTTGATGCAGGATCATCAAATATCTTCACCAACTTGTCCTAAGTTCAATAGAACTATTTTCCGTCAATTAGTATGGGCAATAAAAGCGGATCATGAACAGTTTTATCCGCTTCGTTCATTCATGAACCATAAGCGATTATATGATCCTGTCGTAATCTTTACTGATGACCCTGCATTTCCAGCTTTTTCGAAATGTCAAACTGCAGGTGCATCTCCTAAAGGAATTTTTGCCTTCAATCAAAAGTTCTGTCAAGCATTGATGGAAATGGCACATCTAAAGGAAATAAAGCCAAAAGGTAAAAAGTATGAGTGTAATGGTGGTGATATTCCTGATGAGTATTGCTATCTTGAATTTGTCATCATTCATGAGTTTATGCATTATACATATGATGACTTTCATTATCAAAAAGCCATTCCTGGAGCAAACCCGACCATTATCAACTGGGTTGGAGACTTCAGAACTAACTATCTGTTAGTCAAATCTGGATATGAACAACTTCCCATGGGATTGTTCAATGATGATATCAACTATGATAGACAAAGATCGTATAAAGAAATGTATGATCTTGTTGAAAGTGAAATGAAAAACTTGTCTGACCCTGAACAAGAAAAGTTGAAAAAGATATTAGATGATATGGGAGATGACCATGTACCTGGGCAAAAAGAAGGCGAAGACATGGATGAAGGTAAAGATGAGGGAGATGACGAGGGAGAAGGAGAAGGAGAGGGAGAAGGAGAGGGACCTGATGGTAAGGGACCTAAACGTAAAGGTAAAGGTAAAGGACCATGGAAAAAGATTGACGAGCAGAACAGTAAGACTGAAGACCAGATGTCAAAATCAAAAGATAAGTCTAACAAAGAAGCTCAAGATGAAATGAAAGAACGCGAGAAAGAGCGTAAGGCCCGTGAGGCTAAACAAGGTGCTGGTGGCAGAGGACAGGGACAAAACGGGTCGCATGAAATTGACTATAATTCAGTAAAGCCAAGTTTTCAGTGGAGAGAAATAGTCAAAAAGTTTATTGCTTCTGCAGGTGAAGAAGTTGAAGAAACCTATCAAAAACCTTCTCGTCGTGGTATTTCAGGGTTACATACTGCAATGCAAACTGGTGCTGGTGCAATGAAACCTGGTGATGTTCCCGTTGAGTTGAAGCAAGCAAACTTATGCTTTTGTGTTGATAGTTCGGGTTCTATGGGCCCTGTTATTGAAAAGATTTATGCAAATCTTTTCAACTTGCTAAAGTCTCATCAAGGGTTACAATCAGTTGCATTTACTCTTATCAAGTTTAGCGATACTTTTGAAATCTTCAAAGCTATATTCAAAGGTGATAAAGCTGGAAAAGTGCCAGATGTAAAGGCTAAACCCAAGTCTTGGGATAAGAAAATGAGTACCGTATTCAAAGAACATTTTGGTTCTTCTACTAACTTTTCTACAGCACTTACTGATCAATTACTAATTCTTCTGAAAGAGAAGCACAATATTCTTCTATTTTCTGATCAAGATGTTGTCAATGATCAAGAAAACTTTCATGAATTGAAACGAGTTTTGTCTCAAAAGAATGGTAAAGTTTTTGTGATTTTTGACTCTAAAGATACCTATGTCAAATTTTTGGAAAAAGGTAAATTTACAACACCATTCATTACTTACTTTGAATAATAGAAAGAAAGGATATCGCCTAAATGAAACTGAAAGATTTATTTGACAAACCTGTAGTAAAAGAAAAAGATCTGACTAAGCATTCTGAAAATGACTTGACTTCATCAATCAAGAAAGTTATTGAAGGTGCTCACTTCAATACGTTGGACTTTGAATTGAAATCATCTGATGATGAACTTTCTAAAGGCATTCTGAAGTTCAATCATAAGAAGAAACAATACAAGATAACACATGATGGAAAAATCTATGATGGTTCAAAATGTGTTCATGAATTTGAACGGTCTGCTGATATTCATCATCATTATTCATCAGCATTACATAAGGTCATAAAGCAACAATATGAATAAAAGGACTTTCAAACAATTTATCACGGAAGATAATAGTACTCATTATCCCTGGCAAGCTACTTCAAATGAAGATTTATTGAAGCTGCCTGGTTGGTTGAAGTATGATGAAGAACGTTATGATGAACCTGGTGGAGATGTTGTTGTATTTCATGATCATAATACTGGAGAAATGTTCTTATCAGGTAGGATAGGATCTGATGGATTTTTTGAAACACATGACAGTTGGCCAACTATTGTTGATGCAATGTTAGTTGAACATGGTGGAAAATGGTACATTCCATTTAGGCTAAAAGAATGGAAGAACGATAAACGAGATAATGACTTGAGTCTCAATGATCTAAAACTTAGTTCTTTTCTTGGATTTCCTAATAAGATTGACGGATCATTGACAGTTACTAACTGTCATGACTTGACATTAGAAGGTTGTCCGTCAATCATTGCACACAATTTTGCTTGGTGGAACATTCCGATTACTAATCATATTGATAAAGTACTCAAAGAAGTTGGGGGAACAATAGTAGTTCCTCCAACTTATCTAGGATATTTGAGCTTCTTGAAGATAAAGAAGCTCAAAAGTATAACACATACTGGGGGTTTATCATTAGTTGGAACATATTCAAAAGCAGCTTTAGAAGCTAAAGATATCGTCAACGAACATTTATCAGGAAATCGGAACATATTTGCATGTCAAGAAGAACTCATTGATGCAGGTCTAAAAGATTATGCAGAGCTCTAAACATCCACTCCAACACGACGATTGAAGCTCTTTACATTGAATGTTCCAGATTTTCTGACATTGAAAATCTGGAACTCAAATTCTTCACCACCATGAAGCTCGATATCTTCACCCGTTTCTTCATCTATTTCTTTATATGTCACAATGCTTCTTCCTACTTCAGCATACATATGAGGTAAAAGTCTTCTTCCATCCTTATACACGACTAAGCTATTACCATCTGTATCATACTCATTAGACAAGTCAAACACTTTTTGTTCAGGTTCAGCGATATGTCTTTCCCAAATGTTGTTACGAGTAGTATAAAGAGGAACCCAACCTTCACCAGTATAAAGCATCATTGCTTGATGTGGAGACCGATTGAAATAGATGATTTCGCCGGTGATTGGTGTATCAGGGAAGCTATCAACTACTGGAAGAACAATGCGTAATGGATGAACAGCTGCGTCAGATAAAACTCTCATAAAAATTAACAAGCTCCTGTGATTTGTGTTATAATATTCTTTATAACTATATCTATACATTGGGTAAAATGACCTATCAACCAATAGAAGAAAGAGATGAAGATGGTGTGCTCTTGTATGAATACTTCCCAGAACTACATCAATATGCTCAAAGCATCTCTAAGATAACTCATCGAAAACAATGGGCTCGGTTCATTACTGCATTCAGTGATTTATGCTTATGGATACATTCCCCATATTCAAAACATCGTAATGGAAATGGAATTGTTATCTTCAATAGTTGGTGGTGCAAACGATTACTCAATTCACATCGTTGGCAATTTGATGTATATCAATTACTTGAACCATATCTTTATACTAATCATAAGTATGACTATAAGAAAGGATTAGCACGGGAATGGATAGTTACTGAACTATTCAAACAAAGAACTATTAGTATGATAACTGATATTCGATTTGAAACTAATCCATATTGGACTCGAGTTATTCGTTCTCTAATAGATGATAATAGTATAGGATATAAAGATAATGCTGAAGTATCAAAAGGATACATCAAATTAGATAATATACAATTTGCTAATACTAAAAACATATCAAGTAATCTTATTATCAAAGGATATGCTGATACATTATTAGCAGGTTCTAAGATATCATATTCAGTTGCAAATAACGGAAGATTACATCATCCGTTACAAAACCTCAAGAAAGAAGATAGGATGAATGTGTTTCACGATTGGTATAGTTATGATTTCAAAGCATGTGCTCCATCTATTCTTGCTCAAGAATACTTCAAGTTAGTTCCTAACGGGTCATTACCGGCTATTGAAATGTTTATTGAAAATAGAATAGCTATTCGAGCTCAAATTGCAAAACAAATCAATGTTGATGAACAAACGGTCAAACGAGTTCTAACCGGGTTATTTTTTGGTCAAACTGTTCCATCTGAGAAGCAAGCTCTATGGGATATTGATTATGTTGCTAAACATCCTGACAAAGTAGATAGATTTACATTTGCAGTTATCAATACATTTGGGCCTGAAGTATCAAAGAAGTTATTATCAAACGAACTCTTTCTTTCAATTGTTCATGAATGTCAATCAAAAGTATTCAAGCATCTTGCATATGCATTACGAGAAAAAGCAGTAACCTTGGACAATGGCTCTATTCAATTGACTAATCAAGTTGGAGGTGTCAAAACTATGAATAGATGGAATTCTAAACAAGCAGTTGCTCATTGGTATTTTGGTGCTGAACGACAAGCTATTGATGTAGTAAGTAAAGAACTCGAAGAAACTGATAATGCTCAATTTCTACTAATCCATGACGGATTTATATGCAATAAGCTTATAAACCAAAAAGCTTATGAACAGAAGATATTAGAACAAACAGGTTATAAGTTGGAAATAGTTTTGCTTGCTAAAGAATTATATCAGGTTTCTTCATATGAAGATGAGTTATACTTTCGCGGTGATGCTTTTGATGATGCAACATAATGGTCATACTTTTTCTTATACTCTTCTTTTCTTATTGCATACTCTCGTTCTAATCTTTCACGATTACGTTCAACAAAATCCTTTCGATATTCATTAGCAAATTCTTGGTATTGCCATTCAACAAACTTTTTCAAAATTTCTTTATCAACTATTGTCAATGAACCCATCAGAACTAATGCATCATATTTAGTAATAGGTTTTTTATAAGGTCTTTTTTCTGATACAAGAGCTTCAAAGATATCGCAAATAGTAATGATTTTGATAACTTCAACTTCATCTTTTGTTAGCTTTCCAACATTTGCCATTTTGTCAAGGTCTGACGGTCTTGTATGATGATAAAGTAATACAAGTCTAGCAAAGTTGCCATGTTCGCCAGTCAAATGCTTTAGGTGTTTGATATCTTCATCTTTACTTGCATGAGTATCAATATGAGCTCGTTCAGGTTCAGATAACTTATCCGGTTTATGAAGAACAATCTTGTCAACATGAACCTTCCCACTGTCATGTGTAAGTGCTGAATAAGCTAGTTTATTCGCATCCAATCCCAAATGCTTTCCGAAGTCTCGTGATATCTTTGCAACTTCCATTGCATGCCCAGCATTCCAATATGAATAGTTGTTCAACTTTAGATAATAGTCAATCATCTTTTTACGATTTCGTCTGACTTCTGGGTCTATTTCTTCGATGAGATGCATAATGTCTTCTGATAATTGTAGAAAGTGACGGAACGAAATTGACATATATGATATAAAGATTTTATCTTGATGATGTATTATTTATCAAACAGTTGATAAAAATATCATATTGATTTTATGTGGAGGAAATACTAAAATATGACATTTTTATGTCATTTATGTGGAAACAAAAACTGACAGACTAAGGGTATATATATTATTCAGTTTCTCCCTCCTTGTAGATGATTATGTAGATTGTCTTATACTCTCTCTCTTTTATCATTTATCATTTGACTAGATGCTAAGCATCTAGTCAAAGCCATCATCATCAAATGATAGATTTTCGTCTTTACTTTGTAGTTAGCCTTTTTCTAAGTTATTGATTTTATTACTGTTTTTATTATTCATTCTTGTTCTAAGTAGTTGATTTTATTACTATTTTTCAAATCATCATTTTTCCGTGACTGATTAGCCGAGAATTTTTGATGAAAAATGATGATTTGGAGAAAAATGATTTACAAATGCGTTTGAACTTGTTATAATAGCTTTATACATTGAAATAGAAGAGGAACAAACAAGATGTCATTTGAGAATTTTTATCATAAAGTTATGACTTCTAAGTTAGGTCATGTTATGCGAGCTATTTTTGAAGACAGCCCATGGCATCGAGAAGCGAATGTTTCAGAACACACAAGAATGACTATTCGCTGGTATGAAGATAACATTGCTAGTTCTAGAACTACAGAACAACAACTTCTAACAAAACTTGCACTGTTGTTTCATGACACCGGAAAACCTATGGCTCGTACTGAAAAATTCTCAGAAGCTAGAGGTACTTATTATAGTTATCCTGGACATGAACTAATGTCAGCTCGAGTGTTTGAAGATTACATCCTAACTCATTGGCAAGAATTGGAAAAAGACTTGGGTCAACCAACTAATTGGACAATGATTGAAAAAGTTAAGTGTTTGATTGAGCATCATTTACCATATGAAAAAACCGGTAAAGATAAATTGATAGCACTAAAAACTCACATTCGTTTTCTTGGTAGTGAAGAACTAGAAGAAGCTTATTTCGACGTTCTTCGTTCAGATGCACATGGAAGAATAAGTGATGATCCTGATGGAACTTACATACGAGTAGAAAAATGGATTTCACAGTTTCAATCAGTTCAACCTAAAGAAGTAGGCGAAATCTTCAATCGTGGAGTTCCATATATCATTCTTGCAATTGGTGCATCAGGTTCTGGTAAATCGACATACTTTATGGAAAGGTTTTCTTATGATGATGCTGATGGACCAAGTGAATATCTGTTTAGTTTAGACGATCTTCGACTTGCATTTTATGGTAGTCGAACAGGTAATGAACCAATCTATGATGTTGCATGGAATTACATTCACCGAAATGAAGATAAGCAAGTAGAGAAAGAGTTTGATGCTTATTGCTTGAAAGAGTTCTCGTCTCTTGTACGAGAAAGGTTCAATATCTTTGTCGATATTTCCAATGTGTCAGCTAAATCCCGTCGTCGTTGGATTACTCTAGCCAGACAACATGGCTATAATGTTTTTGCTGTTCATTTTGCAATACCATATCAGGTATGTTTGAACCGTCAATCAACTCGTGGTGATAAACAAATCCATGAACGTTCAGTACAGCAACAGTACTTTAGGATATCAACTCCACTAATAGGCACTGAAGTTGATGCAATGTCATACACATTTTCTTTTGATTTTGACGAGGTTACTAAATCATGAACTATGGAATAAGAACAAAAATCCAAGCAGTTGTTGGAATGCAATCGTTAGTAGGTATAGGTAAAAGTGAATA